TACTGCAGCGCGCGGCGCTTGACGGTGACATCCACGGATGCGTCGGACATCGATCCATCTCGCATGGCTGCATCCATCGCCGCCAGTTATGACGGCTTCTTTGCTGACATGACCGCGGACGCATTCGCAGCGTTCACGGACATCGAGGCAACCTGCACCGCCGGAGCCCTGACTGTCGCTGGATTCATGGGCGCTTACCAGTTGCTGCAGAACAAAAGCGGCAAATCCGTTCCCGGTCCCTATGTCTGCGTACTCGCAGCCAAGGGATGGAACGAGCTGCAATTGTCGATCGAGGGGAGCACCGGCGCGATCAAGTTCAACCCGGCCACCTACGAAAACATTTCGGCCAAGGGTGACAACTACAAGGGATCATTCCTGGGCGTCGAGATCTACACGTCCAGCTATGTGACCGACAACGCCACCGACGCCCTACAGGGCATGTGGGCTCCAGGCGCGATCGGATTCGCGACCGGCACACCGGATCCAGTGGGTGCTGTCAACGTCATCCGCGGCGACCAGGTGACAGTCGAATTCTCCAGGAATGCGAGCAATGCAAGCACGTCCATAGTCGGGAATTGTTACCTAGGGCTCTCGATCATCGACGATGACCGCGGCGTTCTGCTGAAATCACAGGTATAGGATTATCCTTGCGGCGGGGGGGATAGTTGATCGCCTCTTTTCATCATTCCCCCTGTCGCTCTCCATCTTCTTCCATCAAAGAGGCAAAAAGAGAGGCATAAAATGAACAATCAATTTTCGGAGATGGCGCAGCCCTGGAGCCTTGCGGCTCCTGGTGTGCAGCATCTACCCATAGATCCGAATCATCCGTTCTACTACCGGCACTGGCCGGCAAATTGGGATTTCAAATTATTTGAGATCACCAAGGGGAAGAAGCAGCTGGAATGCCCCGTGTTCCTTCCCAGCGTGGACATGGAGAGGGTGGTCCCGGGTGTCAACGGGGTACACCAGATCCGCAACGAGATTGGGGATCCTTCCAGCCGCCTCGGCAGGCTGAGGCAGCAGGGGCACATCATCCTGGAGCCCACCGAGCATGACTACATACGGGTATACCCCGCAAAATACGGGGCGAAGCACCATGCCCCGAAATGGCAGGAATTCCGCGTACTTGCGGGGCAGGTCATCAGCAAATTCGACAAAGATGAATTCGACCGCTGGCGGATCCAGTTGCTCTTGGAGGGGACGATAGCGCTCCCCGATCCACATTTCATGGAGCTGGACATAATCCGTGCCAGGAAACAGCCCGCGCGGCTGATCCCGTCACAGCATCTGACGGAGGTCAAAGCCCAGCTGGATCTGCTGTACAAGCGGATCCGCGACATGGAGACCGCCATGGCGACCATCAAAGCCAGGGGCACGGCATACTACGAGGAGATTCTCAATGGCTAGCAGCGGCACACCGTACGCACCCCAGATCAAGGTGGTGGAACTGCTGGAGCGGGGTAAAGCCCAGGAGACCACCCTCCCCATATACAGGGACGGGGCGCTGGTCACCGTCTCGGCTGTCGCCTATTCTCTGTACAAGCCCGACGAGACGACCATAACCGACGGGGCTGCGGGGACCTATCCCGGCAACGTGCCGACATACAACCACAGCGCAGGGGACATGGCTGCATCTCTCCAGCTCGGGGAGGGCTATCTCCAGGAATGGACTGTCACGATCGGCGGAAATCCGTACACGTTCCGGCGGCTGGCTGCGATAGTCAGGAAGAGGCTCTACCCGGTCATCTCCGATGTGGACCTGTTCTCGACATACAAGCAGCTGTCCAGCCTGATGCCTTCAACGATAACCAGCTACCAGGACTACATCGACGAGGCATGGTACACCATCATCCAGCGCATGCGACAGGAAGGGGGCGGGCTGGAGTACCTGGTCATGTCCTCGGAATCATTCAGGGCGGCGCATCTCTCCCTGAGCCTGTACTACATATTCAGGGACTTCCACTCCAGCCTGGGCCAGAGCTCCGGACGCTACCTGGATCTGGCCAACGAGATGTACCGTCAGTACCTCGGGGAGTGGAAGCAGATCAACTTCATTTATGACAGTTCGCATGACGGATTCCCCGGCGAGCCGAACACCCGCCGGGCCAAGCAGCCCGTCATCTTCCTGAACAGGACGGGCAGCGCCTGGAGGCGTTGGTAATGTCCCTGTCGTTCTCCGCAGTCCGCAGCCAGGTCGCCGCCAAGGTGGAGGCCCTGTCGGGATTCAAGGAGTCACGGCAGAGTCCCGACTACTTCGGGCGGACGCAGGACACCATAGCCCACAAGGGATTTTCCGTACAGATGCAGAGCAGCACCGCGACGGCTGACAGGCAGCGCCGCGCCGTGGGGGAGTACGTCTCCACCAGCATCCGGTTGATATTCGCGTACCGTCTCCGCCCGCTGGACATCTACCCGACCGACTATGACGCCGCCATGGACGCCGAGGAGACCGTGATCAACGCAGTCCTCCAGGCATACGCGACGAACAACCGATTCACAATCCGCTACCTGGGGAGCCTCCGAGAGGTGACAGAATCCCAGGAATACATTATCATAAACACAGAGTACACCGCTCTGCATACCATATAGGAGCCACCCATGGCCTACTCAACCGTACCCAAGACCAAGCGCGACGGGGTCATCCAGCTCCGCGACGGAACCGGATCCCCGGTCACCCTAGACGTATCATATGAGGACGGGAATTTCTCGTTCAGCCAGCCCGTGGAGTTCTCCGAGCTGGTGATCATGGACAGGGGGACGATAACGACCGTCCGCCGCCAGGACGAGCAGCCGATAACGGGCAGCTTCAATTTCTACTTCCGGCAGTTCACGGACGGCTCCGAGGCGGGCAGCGTCCGGGACTTTCTGCGCGGCGAGGCGAACTACTCAGCCAACATCTCCACCGGGACGGCCGGCGCGCCATATGTGGAGCAGTACACGATTGATCTCAAATACACCGCGGAGGGTACTGACCTGGGCGATTCAGCCGATCACACGGTCACCCTTTCGAAATGCGTGTGCAACCTGGATTTTGCCGAGGGCGATCCGTCGGCTTTCACCCTGAATTTCACGGCGTACGGCGGGGCGGTTGTAACCGGACCGGCATAAGACTCCCGGGATCCGTCCCATGAAGGGGGCTTCTGGGGCGGATTCCATTTTTCAAAGAGGCGACAATGGAAATAGATCTGAAAAAACTAGGGGTGCATGTTGCACAGATGCCCAAATCAATGGCCACAAGCCTGGATTTCGTATCGATCTGGGGGGCGGAACCGAACCGCGCCCAGCTCGGGCGGCTGTGTGCTGCCGTGATAGCTGTCTGCGTAGATCACGCCCGTGTCCTGCCGTCCTATCCGGTGGCGACGGGTGATCCCATAGCCTTCGGGCACAAGTGCCTGGACAGGCTGCTGGAGGCGGGTGTCCATGCCGGCGACATATACGAGATCGGGTCATCGCTGCTTCTGGAGATGATAAAGGAGATCCCCCGTGAGGAGGCGGTGGAGGAGCATGCAAATTTTACGGATCCTCCAGGGGACACCTAGATCTCCTGGCGCTGCGGATCGCGCGGCGGTGGAACAGGGATCCGGACTGGTACTATGGACTGGGGGAGGATGACAGGATCAGGATCCTGGCGGAGTACAGGCTGGCGATGGAGACGGCGGAGCAGAGCAAAAAGAGGCGGGAACGGATAAAGCGGCAGCAGATGCAGGACTATATTGAGAGGCAGAGGAGTATACATGGGTGACACGTTCAAAAAAGGGAAGGCCTCCGCCGAATTCAGCCGGGATCTCGATGATTTCTATGCGGGATTCCTTGACCAGGTCGCCCCTACGGCGCGAAGGGTGATAGACGAGTCCCTGGAGAGGATAGAGAGGGACGCCCGCAAGGAATGGCCCAGGCGCAAGCGGGGATCCAAGGGCTCCGCCCGCCAGTTCGTCCGCGGATACAGGGTGACGGCCCAGGGAACCATAGAGGGCTATTTGAAAAATACTGCCCCGTATGCATGGGCGATCAAGTTCGGTGCGGACTCGGAGAACAGCTCGGGCAGGGACATAATCCAGCCCATGGGCAAAAGGGTGGCGCAGGTGCTGCTGGTCAGTCCTCTCCGGAAGGAATCCAGGAAGGTGGTCCAGGCTCTGGCGGATGACCTGATTGATCAGGCGGGGCGGACGTAATGGCGGAAGAGAAACGCAGCATAGAGATCAGCTACAAGGCGGATCTCAAGGATCTGATCACCAAGTTGAAAACCCTTCCCGATGTGACATCTGCGGAGGCGAAGAAGATGGTTGCCGCCCTGGACAGGCAGGTCAAGCAGGCGGAGAAGGCGTCGAAGAAGTCAGCCGCCGCGTCGACAAAGGCGGCGAAGGCGAGTTCCAAAGCGGCGAAGGCGGGATCCGCAGATTTCTCCGCCCTGGACAAGGCTGGATCCGCCGCCGCGGAATCTTTGGACGAAGTTGCTGACAGTGCGGGGGACGCCGACAGGGGATTCTCCGCCATAGCCCTGGGTCTCAGGGAGATAAATCCGGCCCTGGGCGAAGCCGCCGAGAAGGGGGCGGACTTCGCCGCCGTCGGTGAGGGTCTT